CCCTTCGTTCGGTGGCCATTGGCTACTTGGCGCGGCGCCTCTGCGCCGCCTCGCCCCTTCGAGCGGTGGCCATCGGCGCCGCGGCGCCGCACCGTGCCGCCGAGCAAGGCGCCGCGGCGCCTAGGCGCCTCGCGGCAGCGCCGCCCAGGCCGAGCCCGTCCATCGGTGCCCCCAGCTCGCGCGAGCGCCGCAGCGAGGCGCCTAGGCGGCGCTGCGCCTCGCCACCGCACGGGCGCCGCTGCGCCTCTCCGCCGCTGCGCCTCTCCACCGCTGCGCCTCTCCACCGCTGCGCCTCTCCACCGCTGCGCCTCTCCGCCGCTGCGCCTCGCCACCGCTGCGCCTCGCCACCGCTGCGCCTCTCCGCCGCTGCGCCTCGCCACCGCTGCGCCTCTCCGCCGTCGAGGCACGGCCCGGTGCCCACCACGTGCTGCCGCCCCGGCGCCGCGCTCCGCCATGGCACGGCATTGCAAGTCCCGTGCCATGCGCTCGACCGCATTTTCGGCCAGGAGGGGGGTGGGGGCCCGCTTTTCGGCGACGGTGGGGGGACCTCTGGGGCCCCATTTGCCTCAAAATCCATTATTTAAAAGTCAAATTAAATAATTCAGCATTTCGTACTGAAAACTCGCCACCGAAAAGTCAAATTAAATAATTCAGCATTTCATCCTAGAAATCCAAAATGCCTCCCCAAAAAATAGAAAATTGGTTCCAAAAAAGTCACCCCCTCGCGCCAACCCACCGAACAGGCTACCATCCTCGCATGCGGTTGACTCCAGACCACATCGACTCCTTGTGCGAGCACCTCTCCAGCGGGAACCTGAGCCTGCGGGACTGGTGCGACGCGGACCCACTTCGCCCACGGCTACCCTCGGTGGCCAGTGCCTTGCGCCGCAACGACGCCGCGGGGCAGCGCCTCCGCGACGCGCGGGCCGCGGGCTGCGACGTGATGGCGGCGGACTGCCTCGCCATCGTGGACGCAGCGCGGCACGCCCCGGCCGCGGAGGCTGCGGCGCGAGCCAGTGCTGCCCGTGCCGCGGTGGACCTCCGCCTCAAGCTCGCGGGCGCGTGGGACCGCGAGAACTACGGGGAGCGGCAGCGCCACGACATCGGGGGCTCCGGGGTCCCAATAACCATGTCGCTGCAGGACACCGCGTTGAGAGTGCAACAGATCATTGCCATTGCGACCGCGCGACCCGAGGAACCCCCAGCGCAAGTGCTCTCGGTGACCGAAGGCACAAGCGCTGCTCTGCCCGCGCCGGCCCGAGTTCTCGACGACGCGGAGTTTTTCGGGTAGCACCGCGGCGAGACATTCCGCCGGCGCGCGCTCTCTCCCGGTGTCCTGCCCCAGTCTCGCAAGCGCAACCGCGAGTGGCGCCGGCGCCCGGTATCAGCAGTCCATCGAGAGAGGCGACAAGCAGTGCACGACAGGCATGGCGTGCGCTGGTGGGCTGTGTGGTGAGAGGCCCGGGTGCTGGTGCTACTTGGTGGTTCGCGCAGGTAGACGGGGCAGGACAACTTACCCCCAACACACCATGCCCGACGCAACGCCAGCACCCGTGCAACTCGAAGTCCCGAGCGCCCCCACCCCCCTAGTGGACAATACCCAAGACCTGGGGACGGTCCGAATCCAGAACCTGCACCACGAGTCGTTCGTGGGCTGGGTCACGTGCATTCTCAAGGACCGCGCCAGCGTTCCGTCAAGAGGCTACGCGCATCTGCCCGGCAGGGTGAGCGCTTCGTTCATCCGCGGTCGGAACAAGGGGCTTGACTCGGTGGAAGTCGACTTCTACGTGGCGATCGAAGCGGGGTGTACCCTGACCATCGACCGGGCGCAGATGGTGGAAGAGGAGACGGTGCGCGTGAGTGACGCAGCGCTGACGAATACGTTCCGGGTCGCGGTGTCCCCAGGCCCGAGCGTGACCGGCGAAGGCGGCAACTTTCCGCTGGCGTTGGCGAAAGTAGAAGTGTTCGGGGCCGCGTGGTATGCGAAGTTCGAGGCGCGGCGGGGCCCGATCTTCTTCGAGCTGTGCGCGAAGTGGTATCCCGATCACCCGGGCTTGATCATGGCCGAGTTTCGCGTGACGCACAGCGACCCGAGCAGCCCGGAGCTGACGCACACGGTCCCGGGCAGCGGCTACTTCATCCGGTGGAATCATGGCGTGGTGGTGCCCGTCAGCGAGCGCTCGGGGTTGCCCCCGGGCGCCGTCATCGCTGACGGGCAAACGCACGTCTTCCCGGTCTCAGTGCTGTTCCTCGATCTGGTGAACTTCGCCACCACGCGCGCCGCGGCGCATGTGTGGCAGCGCGTGAAGGGCCACGGGCAAGTGCGGTTGCACCCCGGGGCCGCGCCCTTCCACGGGATGGAGGGGATGGAAGAGCACGTGCGCCACTGGGTCGCGCAGCACTACGAGTCCGCCCGCTCATCGCTCGGCGCCCGCGTCGCCCCGATGCTCGGCCCGGCCGCAGACAGTGGCCAGACCGGGAGCCAGGAAGACCAGACGTTCCACCCTGGCGTGGAAGCGCTGCTTATCCCGTGCGCCATCCTTCCGCGCTACTTCGCCGCGCTGGGCTTCGGCCGGCGCCCGTGCCACCATCTGGAGCGTGACGGGTCCATCGTGACGCGCGAGCGCCGCCCAGGGCTGCGGATGTTCTACGGGCGCCCGTTCCGCGCGACGACGAGCGACACGCTGGGCAAGCCGCGCGACTTGACGATTCAGGAGGCGGGAGGCTGGAACGGGCCCGACGCGCAACACTGGTTCTTCGGCACGCTCTACGCGGTGTGCATGCTGGACCCGTCCCCGAGCGCGCAGTGGCTGCTGGAGCACGAGGCCCGGCGCTACCTGATCGAGCGCACGACGGTGAAGGGCTTGGGCACCAGCGACCCGTTCTCGGCCCGAGAAATTGGGTGGGAAGGGCTCGCGGTGGTCCGCCTGTGGTATGCGCTCGACGACCGCACGCTCGCCGCGCAAGTTCGCGACCACTTCCTCACCCGGCTGGGGCGCGTGATCATCCCGTGGATCGGGGGGTACACCATTTGGCAGATCATCAAGGACGACGCGCGCGTCGGCACTGGCGACTGGTGGCTCGCGTGGCACCAAGCGATTGGGGCCTACGGGATGTCGCTGGCGGCGCGCGTGTTTGGCCACGACACGGCCGCACAAGTCGCATTCAACGGGGCGAAGCAAGTGCTGGACGATGCGTGGGAGGCCCCGGCGCAGCCAGGGGGCCGGTGGACCGAGTACGAGAACTTGGCGCTGGACGGGCAGCGGAAGCACCGCAGCGGGTTCTTCACCACCGCGTGGCTCCCGTGCGCGCTGCAGGTGGTGTTGCAGCACGAGCCCGAGAACGAGAAGGCCCGCGCCATCTTGGCGCAAGTCCGCGCCGACGCGGGCATCGGGTCGCACTACCAGGCCACGGGGTGGATTCCCCCGGACGTGCCGCTTGCCGCGGAGATGCCGGTATGAGCTTCGACACTGGGTTCGAGTCGGTCGAAAAGTTCTCGCTTTTCGGGTACGAGTTCATGGCTACGTGCTCCGAGCAGCGCCGGGTGATGGCCGCATTCCAGCAGTCAAACGAGTTCGCGATGTGGCACGCGGCGAGCACCATGGCCCGGCAGACGCACGTCACCGCGGACGACCTCCAGGCCCTCGACGTGCAGCACAAGCTCGTGGTGGCCGCGGCGGAACGGCTGGCCACGGCCGAGCAGAAGCTGATGCGGGTGGTAGCGAAGGCGATTGACGACATCGGCGTTCATCGGGCGGGCTACCCGTGACTTACCGGAGCGTTGAAGACTTGCGCATGGAGCGCATGAGCTGGCTGCGTCGTAACGACCGCATGCTGCACGCCGTCACCGACAACGACTGGTGCATCGTGTTCGCCCCGAGCATGGACGAGGGCTTGGAGCATGTGCGCGCCAAGGGCGTCTGGCCGAAGCCCGAGGAGGAACCCGCGGCCATCGCCGCTGGCCGTTGGCTGCGCATCACCGAGCCAACCGAGACACCTGAGAAGCGACTCCCGCCGCTGACCCGCGGCAACCCACCACCCCCTTGACACACCCGCGCGCCCGCGCTCAACGCCCTTTTCCGCATCCACCTAGCGCGGGCGCGCGATCCTTTCCTATGGACATTGAAAAACTAGCCGAGCACACGCGGGCCGCCGCGGCGAAGCTCAACGTTCCTGCCTACGTCTCGACGTTCGTCGACGTGTTCACGCGGAAGCTCCCCGTCCCCGAAGACTTCTACCGCGTGGTCGTCGCGTGCGACGGGCGCCGCCCGGTGTCCGAGGTCATCGGGCCAGTGAACTGCAGCGACGAGGAACTGGTGCGCGAGCATCTGTCGCCCGCGATCCAGCGCGCGGTGCTCGACCTGATGACCCTTCGCACCCCCAGCACCGTCGACCCTGTGTGAACGACCCGAACATGGACCGCACGTTCTGCGAAGCCTGCGCCGAGGAAACGGCCGTGGCCTCGCTGACCCGCGTCGTCACGGATAGGGGGCATATGCTCCTGTGCCCGCTGTGTGCGCTGACGACGCGCGACTTCAATCGCCACCGCGAGTTGACGCAAGCGGGGGCCACGTGCCCGTGCTGCGTCTCGGCCTACACGCGGGAGCGCGCCGCGATCCTCGCCGAGGCGCAGGCCGTTGCGCGCCGAGCCGCGGGCATGTAGTTCTCGGGCATGATCGACGAGCACGTGCTGCGCAAGCTGACCCCGGAGGAGCGCCGGGAGCTTGACAAGCTGCTGGGCTCACAGCTGTGGCTCCCGATGCCGGGGCCGCAGACGATGGCCTACAACAGCACCGCGAACGTGATCGGGTACGGCGGTGCGGCTGGCGGCGGAAAGACCGACTTGGCGCTGGGGCTCTCGTTCCGGCACAAGGTGGTGCAGTTCTTCCGCCGCGCCGGCCCGGAGCTGTCCGGTGTCATCGAGCGACTGGCCGAGATCCGCGGCGGGGACCGCGAAGGGCTCACCGGGAAACCCGCGTTGTGGCGCAACCCTGGGGGCATCTGCCAGCTGATGGAGTTCTGTTCGGTGCCCAATGTCGGAGACGAGCGAGCGTACGCCGGGCGCGCGAAAGACTTGCTCGTGATCGACGAGGCCACGAACTTCCTGATGCAGCAGGTGCGGTTCCTGATGACCTGGGTGCGCAGCGTCGACATGGACGTTCGCCCGCAGACGCTGCTCACGTTCAACCCGCCGGTCAACCCGGACGGGCGGTGGGTGATTCAGTTCTTCGCCCCGTGGCTGGACAAGAAGCACCCGAACCCGGCGAAGCCTGGGGAGCTGCGGTGGTACGCGGTGCTCGATGGGCGCGACGTCGAAGTCGAGTCCGAGCACCCGTTCGACCACAAGGGCGAAACGGTCTACCCGCAGTCGCGAACGTTCATCCCGTCGCGCGTCACCGACAACCCCTACTTGCTGCGCACGGGATACATCGCGCAGCTGCAGTCGCTGGAAGAGCCGTTGCGCAGCATGATGTTGCACGGGGATTTCGACGCGAACACGCAAGATTCCCCGGAACAATGCATCCCCACGGCGTGGGTGGAGGCCGCGATGGCCCGGTGGCGCCCGCGAGACCAGAAAGGCCGCATGACGAGCCTTGGCGTGGACGTTTCGCGCGGAGGCAAGGACCGGACGGTGATCGCTCGGCGGCATGGGAAATGGTTCGACGAGCCGCTGGCCTACGCGGGCGCAGCGACGCCCGACGGGGCCGCGGTGATGGGCTACGTGGCGTCGGCGATGCGCAACCGGGCCCCGATCCACATCGACGCGATCGGTGTCGGGTCAAGCCCGGTGGATCTCATGCGGCAGGCCGGGTTCCCGGTGCAAGCCATCAACGTTTCGACGCACTCCTACGCGCAGGATCGCTCGGGGCTGTACGGGTTCGTGAACCTCCGCAGCCAGCTGTGGTGGCAGATGCGCGAAGCCCTCAACCCGGAGTACGGGCAGGAGATCGCGCTGCCTCCTAACTCTATTCTCCTCTCGGACTTGTGTGCTGCGACGTGGAAGGCGCCTGCGGGGAAAGTGCGGGTGTCGTCCACGGACGAGATGCAGAAGGTGCTGGGGCGGTCCCCGGACTACGGGACGGCCTACGTGCTGGGGCTCATCGACACCGCGGCCGACCTCGACAACATGGAGTTCTTTGGCCTGAGTAGCCCCGGGGCCCCGGAGTTCGACCCGTTCGCCGAGGCCCGGAAGCCACCCAGCACCTAGACGGGCCCGGGCGCGGGAGCTACGGTTCGCGGGTGGCCATCGACATCCGACGCGCGACCATGCGGGAGTTCTGGCATCTCTCCGGGGCGCTGCTGCAGAAGAACCACGCAGAGATCGCTCTCGGGCTGGAGCACTGGGCCGTCGCGCCCGACGTCGCCCGCTACGCGGCGGCCGAGCAGGCCGGGAAAGTCTTCGCGACGGTGGCGATGGACGGGAGCGAACTCGCCGGGTACTCCGTGGTGTTCGTGGACGACCACATGCACTACGCAGGCCGCCGCGTCATGCTAAACGACGTGTTCTACGTCAACCCCGAGCATCGAGGGCGTAGCCTCGGGGGCCGGCTGATTCGCGCCAGCGAACAGCTAGCCCGCGCCCAGGGCGCGCACGTTGCGCTGTGGAGCATGCGCCACGGGTCGGACATGCACCGGGCGATGGGAAAGCTGCCGAGCTACCGCCTTCACGACGTCAGTTTCTGCAAGGAGTTGAGCTAGCCATGGCCATCGCATCCGCCATCATCGCCGGCGTGTCTCTCGGGTACGGGGTGTACGCGGGGGAAACGCAACGTTCCGAGCAGCGTGACGCGCGCCAGGACCAGCGCGAGGCCCAGGCCGCAGCGGAAGACGTGGCCACGCAGGAGCGGATACGCACCGAGGAGCGCGAGACCGACCTGCTGGGCCAGACTCCCGACCTGTTCACCGAGGAGATGTTCGGCGACCCCACCGCGCTGCAGGCGCCGCCCGGGCTGCTGAACGCGCCCCCGGTGCAACGCCCGACCATCCTGGGGGCGTAGGCCATGGTGCTGGCGCGGATGTCCCAAGAAGAGCTTGCCCGCTACCTGCGGCGGCGCAAGGAAGCGCTCTGGCAGGAGCGTTCGTCATACGATGCGACGTGGAAGGACATCATCCGCTGGCAGTGGCCCTACGCAGGGCGCTTCGTGCTGTCAGACCGCGCCACCCGCGGGCGCCCGCGCGGGGACGACATCATCAACAACACCCCGACGCAGGCCATCGAGACGTGCGTCGCGGGGCTGATGTCCAACGTAACGTCGCCCGCGCGAGTGTGGCACCGGTTCACGACGCGCGACCCGGAGCTGGCCCGCTACCGCCCGGTGCGCAAGTGGTTCGACTTGCTTACCAAGGCCACGCATCTCGGGTTCGCCAAGTCGAACTTCTACCAAGCCGTTCCGCACCTGTACGCGGAGGACGCGGTGTTCGGCACCGCGGCCATGTTGCACACCCCGGGCGACGGCAACACGGTGATGCACTACCAGACGTTGACGGTAGGCGAATACGCGCTGGCGCAGGACGCGCGGCAGCGCGTCAACACCCTGTACCGGCAGCTGGAACTCACGGTCGAACAGCTGGTGATGGAGTTCGGGCTTGACGCGGTGAGCGACAACGTCAAGAACCATTGGGAGCGGCGCGAGTTCGACATGCTCATTGAAGTGTGGCACTGCATCGAGCCGCGGACGCAGCGCGACAGGCAATCGGCGATGAACATCGAGATGCCGTTCGCCTCGATCTACCGCGAGGCCACCGAGGAAACCAAGGTACTGCGCGAGTCGGGGTTCGAGACGTTCCCGGCTCTATGCCCCCGGTGGTCGGTGGTGAGCAGCGACGTGTACGGGTACGGCCCGGGGATGAAGGCCCGTGGCGACGCCATTCAGCTGCAATCGGAGGAGCTGGACAAGTCGCGCGCCATCAAGCTGAAAGTCCGTCCGCCGACGCAGGGCCCGACGCAGACGAAGGGCCAGGAGGCGCGGCTCGTCCCTGGCGGGCACTTGACGACCGACAACCCGGTCGGCGTGCGCCCGGTCTACTTGAACGACATCAACCTGCGCGACCTCGGGGAAGACATCGCCCGCGTCGAGCAGCGCGTGAACCGAGCGTATTACGCGGATCTGTTCCGCATGATGCAGGCCCTCGAAAACCGCGAGATGACGAAGGGCGAGGCGTTGATCCGCCACGAGGAACGGCTGCAGCAGTTGGGCCCGTTCTACGAGAGCATGCAGGAATCGACGCTGGAGCCGGCGGCGCTCGGCATGGCGCGGCAGGTGATCCAACTCGGTTGGCTGCCCCCGCCGCCCGAGGAGCTGATGGACGCGCCGTTGGACATCGAGTTCGTGTCGGTGCTGGCGCTGGCGCAGCGCTTGGTTGGCGCGGCGCAAGTCGACCGGTTCCTCGGGACGGTCCGCGGCATCGCCGGGCTGGACAGCAGCGCGGTGGACAACGTCGATACCGACGCAGTGGTCGACTACTACTCGGATGCCTTCAACGTCGACCCGTCGCTCATGCGCGAACAGTCTGCGGTGCAGGCGATCCGCGAGGCGCGGGCGAAGGCGCTGGCCGCGAAGGACGCGGCCAACATGGCCAATCTGCAGGCAGGGACGGCGAAGCTGGCTGCGCAAGCGCAAGCCGCCGCGCCTGCCGACATCTTGTCGCAGTTCACCGGGTACAACTACCCATCACCGCAAGGCGTCTAGTGTCTCTCATCCACAATCTGGCGATTCCCGGGGTGTTCGCGGCTACCGGCCTTCTCATCACGGTGGACGAGAGCAGCGTGCAGCACTACACCGCGCTGGGGCTGCTGGGGGTGGTCATTGTCGGGATCGGGCGCAAGATGTACGAAGCCGTCGAGAAGATGGCCGCGGCGTCGCAGGCGGCGACCAACGCACAGACGGCCAACAACGAGATCCTGCGCGGTGTCATCGACAAGATGAACACCGGGGAGCGCGTTCGTTCGGAAGAGTGGGCGGTGCTTCGCGCAGAGCTGACGCACCTGCCGCAGCGGATTGTCGAAGCCGTGAAGGACCACCGATGAAACGACTACTGTGCGTGCTTGTGCTGGCCGGGTGCACGTCTACCCCGGCCGAGGTTGAGACGTTTCGCGCGATCGCCCCGGAGTACTCGGCGTACGTGCTGAACGACCCGAACTTGGACGAGGCGCAGCGCACTCGCCGGCTGCGGCTGGTGCAGACGTGGCGCGTCCGCCTCAACCTGCAGGAGACCCATGGCAAGTGAATCGCTGCGCGACCAAGTGATCCGCGAAATCGGGGCGCGCGACCCCGCGATGGTGGACATGGCGGTTGCCGTGGCCCTGGATCTGGCGGCGCTGCAGGCGGCGCAGCTTGCGGGGCAGGACGTCTCGCGTGAGCTGGCGATCGCGCAGGCCGCGGCGGCCAATCTGTCGGAACATGCCCGGAACACGGTAGTTAACTTGCTCATGGAGCACGCGGCGCAGTTTCTGCGCCGCGCCGTGCTGGCGCCCTAACGGGCCCCCAACGAGCGCCTTGACGGTTCTGGTAGTGCCCACTACCATAACGCCATGACTCGGCACGTGCTCGACCCTGACCGGGTGACCGAACGCGAACAGCGCTCGGCCGCCGACGCTGCCGAGTTTGACGACGCGCTGCACTGGCTTGTCGCCGGCCCCCGGGGGCAGGTCATCGTGCAGTGGCTCTTTCGGCTGACGGGCGTGCTGTCTCCTTCGTTCAACCCGAACGCTTTGGAGATGGCCCGCGCGTCGAGCCGCCGGGAACTCGGGCTGGAGATCCTGTCGGAACTCCGGCGCGTGTCGCCCGCGAAAGCCGCCGAACTGTTGATGAAGCCATGACGGGTACCACAAACACTCCCGCGCCTGTTGCGACTCCCGCGGCTCCCGAGGTGCCGGCCACGCCGACACCGTCGCCCCAAAGCCCGCCACCCTCCCCGGCGCCCGCAGTGGCCCCGGGCGCAGCTGGCGCGGCCCCGGGCACACAGCCGAGTTCGGGCACCACGCTGCTGGGCGATCTGCCCAAGGCCGGCGGCCCGGATCAACCCGCGACTGCCCCCGCTCCGAATGCAGCCCCGTACGAGTTGAAGCCCCCTACGGACTTCAACTACGGGGCGAAAGCCGTGTCGGCTTTCGCGGAAACGGGGAAGGCCCTCGGCGTTCCCGCCGAGCAAGCCCAAAAGCTGCTGGACTCGTTCGCCAAGGCAGACGTGGCGCATCGTCAAGAGACGATACGCCAGTTCTCCGAGGCCGGGCGGAAGGCTATCGAGACCCACCCCACGTTGGGCGGTGATCGGTTGCCCCAGTCCAAGCAGTTCGCCGCCGCGGCGTTGCGCTACGCATCACCGAAGTTGATGGAGCGGTTGCGAACCACGCCGCTCGGCAACGACCCGGTGGTGTTCGAGTTTCTGGCCACCGTCGGTCAGAAGCTGGCGCCGGACACCCCAATTGTTGGCGGCGGGGAAGCCAACAACCCGGGTCCGGCGAGTGCTCGGACGTTCTTCGGAAAGAGCCCCGAGCTTCGCTGAACCTAACGGAGACCTGACATGGCCGCGCTGGACACTTTCTACCCGACCCTGCTGGACCTCGGCAAGCGACTGGACCCGAACGGGTACGTCGACACCATCGCCGAAGTTCTGGACACCCAGAAGCCGATCCTCAAGTACGCCCCGTGGTACCCTGCCAACGAAGGCACGAGCCACCGGACGACGATCCGCACCGGGATCCCGCTCCCGATCTTCCGCAAGCTGTACGGCGGCGTGAAGCCGTCGAAGAGCACCACGATGCAGGTCCGCGACACGCTCGGGTTCATGGAGAACCTGGCGGAAGTGGACGCGAAGATGATCGAGATCAACGGCAACACGGCCGCGTTCCGGTTGTCGGAGGAGATGTCGATCGTCGAGGGCTTCGGCCAGCTGCTGGAGCAAACGATCATCTACGGGAACGAGGGTACGCAGCAGGAGGCGTTCCACGGGCTCTACCCGCGGTTCAACTCCACGGTGGCCCCCAACGGGGAAAACATCATCGTCGCCTCGTCGGTCACCGATGGGTCGCTGTGCCGCTCGATGTGGCTGATCGGGTTCGGCGAGAAGACGGTGCACATGCTCTACCCGCGTGGAACGAAGGCGGGGCTGCAGATCACCGACTACGGGAAGGTCATCACCGAGAACATCGACGGAGACAACGGGCGCGCGGCGATCTACCGCTCGCACTACCAGTGGGATTGCGGCCTCACGGTGCGCGACTGGCGCTACGTAGTCCGCGTGGCGCGCATCCATGGGCTCACCAAGAACGCGGCGACGGGCACCGACCTCATCGACGCGATGACCGATGCCGTCGAGCGTCCACCGGGAGGCGCCGGCAGCGGCAACGGGGTGCGCTGGGTGTTCCTGTGCGACCGCCGCACCAAGACGTTCTTGCGGAAGCAGATCCGCGCGGGCGTGCAGAACAGTTCGCTCACCATGGAGCAGATCGCGGGCCGCCGCGTGATGATGTTCGACGGTATCCCTGTCGAGCAGTGCGACATCCTCGGCACCAACGAGCCGGCCAACGCTCTCGTAACCGCCTGATCCCCGGAGAACAACCAATGATCGTCGACAAGAAAACCGAGATGTGGGTCGCGCAGGCCGTTCCGGCGACGGCGGCCACCACTACCAGCAACCTGGGCAACCAGATCCCGCTGGGCACGGCCGGCATCGCCGGGCTGTTCCGCGACCTGGGCGTGGGGCGGCCCCTCTACGCGGTGTTCGTGGCCGCCACCAACCTTGTTTCTGTGGCCGGCCAGCAAACCACCATCCAGCTGCACTTGATCACCGACGCCGCCGCGGACATGGCCTCCCCGGCGTTCCTCGCTTCGTCGCGGGCGTTCCCCGTCGGCAACGGGACGCAGGGGACGATTGTCCCCCGCGGAACGATCCTGTGGGAGCAGGCGCTTCCACTGGAGCACTTCAACGTCGCGTACGAAGGGTTCCTCGGGGCGTCCTTGACCACCGGCGCGCAAGCGCTGTCGGCCACTGCTACTGACCGCCAGATTTCGGCGTTCATCACCGACACGCCGCCGTCCTGGAAGCCGCACGCGGACATCCGCGGTAACGACCCGGGCACCCCGTCGAACTCGGGCACGATCCAGGGCAACCCGCTCCCGTAACCGAGGAACCAACCGATGGCAGTTCATGACCGCATCTTGGAGCTGGCAGACAGTGCGCTCTTGACGGGCTTGACGTGGGTGGATAGCGCGGCGGTGTCCAGCGCTATCCTGACCACCCCGTTCAAGATCGCGTCGCTGGGGCTCATCACGGGTGGCGAGTTGCTGCCGAGCAACTTGGTGCTGCACGTGCAGTACGAAGCGGCCATCGGCACGTCGCTCACGATGGGCGTTGCGCTGGTGACGTCGCCGACGACGAACCTACTCACCGACGCCGCAGCGTTCACGCTGTGGTCGAACTTCAACCCTTCTACCGGCGGCGCCCCGGTGTCGGCGATCAACGCTGCGCTCAACCGAACGCATGCGCAGATCCCGCTGCCGACGCAAGCCGCATGGAAGTACCTGGGGCTGGTTCTGTTCTCTGAGGCCACGCCCACCTCGGGCCGTATCTCGGTGCGGATGCAGCCGCAAGCCAACTTCTGGACGCCGCCGCCCGACGCCAACCAGGGCTGATGGACCTCTTGCAGCGAGAACTGGCGCAGCGAGCCGACCGCGACATTCGGCGGCTGCTGCAGGCCGCGGAAGCCGCCGCCCCGGTGCTTGTTGCCGGGGACGGGGTCTCCTTGGACGCGGACACCGTGTCCAAGGAGGTCACCATTACCGCCACCGGCGGACTTTCGTTCGCCGCGGCGCGGCGGCTCGCGGCGCTGGGGCTCTGATGCTGATTCTCGCCGCGACGACCGATTCGCTGCAGGTGTTCCCGGGGAGCGCCTCGGCGCTGCACGTCGTGGCGGCCTTCTACGACTCGGTGGCAGGCAGCGTCACGGAAGGCGCGCAGCAAGCCTCGGTAACCACGGGCTCTGCCGAGACGGAAATCCTGGCGGCCCCGGCAGCCAGCACCAAGCGACTGGTGAAGAGCGTGAGCATCTGCAGCCGCGCGGCGACGCAAACGGTTGAAGTGCGGTTGCGATACGGGGCCGGAGGCACCGACTGGCGCGAGCTGCAGCGCGCGGTGCTCGGCGTCGGCGAGACGCTGCACTACGAAGACGGGCGCGGCTGGTACGTCGGCACGGGACCGGCGCAAACCGTGCGCACCGGGCGCAAGGCGGTGCTGTGGAAGCCCGGGACGGGTGCCGACACCGTTGGGTACTGGTACTGCCACGCGAGGGACGCGGGCACCCCGGGCGCTTGGGCCCCTGGAACCCCGGGGCTTGCTGGCCGCGCCACCGACGGGACCGCGGTCGCGGACGCCGGGTGTCTACCCCTGGTGAACCCGGCGGCTGGGCAAGGGAACTTCCTGACCTCGATGGAGCTGGCGGGGACGGTCGCGCACCTCTACTGGCTCGTGGACATCTTGTGGGTCAACAGCGGCTTGGTGGTGACCACCACGACCGGGCAGACGATCAACAGCGTGGCTCTCCCGGCGCGCGACGCGAACGGGACGACGAACGGGGAAGGCTGCTTGATCGGGCTCCTGTTCACCGCTGCCTCGACGAACGCCGCCGTCATCAACAACAGCACCGTCACCTACACCAACAGCGCCAACGTCGCGGCTCGCACCGCGACGCTGGCCAACCTCGTCGGGGCGCAGATCCCGGCGACGCCAGTTGCCGGCACCGTTGTCTGGTACCAGCTGGCGGCTGGCGACACCGGGGTGAAGTCGATCCAGAGCATTGCGCTGGGCACGTCGCTGTTGACGGGCTCGGTGTCCCTCATCATCGCCCGCGTGCTCGACGCTGCCCCGGCGTTGGTGGCCAACGTGGGGAGCCCGCGGCTGGGCGAGCGCGACCCCGGGGTTCGGCTGTGGAATGGCACATGCGCGCATCTGTGCTATGTTGCCTCGGCCACTACGGCCACCACGACCGCTGCGGCGGTGACAGTCCAAGAACGGAGCATCTGAACATGGCGCAAGTACACGTCCGGCTGAAAGAAGCGTTGATCTACCGCGGCACCCGATACGACAAGGGTATGGTCATCCAGATCGACGAAGCCGAGTTGAAGGTGGGCGACGAGCCCTCGGACTTGGCGCGCATCGTTCGCGTGCAGCGTGGCCCGGCCCCAGCCGCCGCACCGCGCGGCCCGGTGCCCATCTCCAACGCCGAGTACATCCGGCAGCAGTTCGCCGGGGCGGCGCTGGCGCCCCCGTCCGGTGGGATGTCGGAGGGCATGCTCGATGAGGAGCAGTTGGCGCGGTTGAAGCAGGGCCGCTCGGGGCAGTACGCGCCGCCGAGCGTGGAGAGCGACGACCCGAACTCCCTCTGATCTAGGAGGCCGCGATGACCGTCGAGACCTACGCGGGGCCAACCGGCGCAGGTGCCGCGGCCTACACCAGCAAGCGCTTCACGGCGAAGGTAAACGGCACGTCCGTGTTCGTGCACGGGCGCGAGCGCTCCACGACCATCACCGGGGCGCGCATCTCGGCAGGGGCGCTCGAAGCGTCGTTTCTCCGCGTAGGCACCACGGAGACGATCACCGTCGAGATCACGCGGCTTGACCCCGTCACGGCGGCGGTGGTCCCGATCACGTCCGCCGTGCTGCGCCCGGGCCCGGAGCGGTCCGGGGCGTCGGTAGTCATCTCCGGGGGCAAAGCGCTCGTCACGGTGCCGCCCGACACTCGGCTGTTCATCGAGACCAATGGCTCGGCGCAGCACCCGTTCCAGCTGTTCACCGCCCCGCTGCGCGCGGTGCCTCCGGTGGGGGCGGTCGACTACACGACGTTGAGTTCGCCGACCAGCTTCGCCGCCAACTCGATCATCCGGTTCCCGGCGGGCGTCCACACTTTGTCGGGGGCGCTCTCGACATCGGTAACCGGGGCCGGGTCGGCGCCACCGCTGAACCTGGCCCGCGGGCTAGTACTCAACAGCGGCTGCAAGCTCTACCTTGAACCCGGGGCGGTGGTCATCGGCAACTTTGACGCGGGGCTGTCGCAAGACGTTGAGATCCACGGGCCGGGGGTGCTGGCCGGAGCGGCGAGTTGGACTGACGTATCGGTGCTCAACTTCGAAGACCGGATGACGTTCGCCCCCATCTTCTCGCGCGACCACTTCAACGACGTGTTGGACTCCACCAACAACGTATTGAAGAACGTAACGATTCTGGATAGCGCGTTCTACAACATCGTCGGTGGGATCTCGAAAGTAGAGCACGTGGCCGCGATCACCCCGTGGTATCCCAACACCGACTTCGGCGGGCTGGCGCGCGACCCGCTGACGTTGTCGGCGAGCTACCTTAGCTCGTACTGCTTCGTTGCCGATGACGCCGTGATTCTTACCCGCGTCGATCGCAGTTACGCGGTGCAGCGCATGTTCTCCGTGACGGTCAGCGGCGGGTGCTTGGCGTTCGGCTTTTGGGCGCAGGCCCCGACGTTTGCCCCGGTGAGCGTGTCCACGTTCGACGCCATGCACTTAGGGCTGGCGAACAACACGGCTTTCGGTCCGCCAGCGGGAGCGGGCACCTTCCCCTACAAGGGCTGGCACTGCGGTATCCGGTGGTGGTGCGACGGGGAGGACTACCAGACATTCTACGGGCGATACAACGTCCAGATCGACGATTTCCAGTTGCATGGCCCGTGCGCCAACATGCTCCTGGCGCTCATCAACGCGCCGTACCCGGCCGATGCGTGGGGCGGGTTCAGCAGCGATCGCGCGGGAACGACTGGTGCGTGGTTCTTCCGCGGGCTGGTGGCCATCGAGACCCCTGGGCAGCGCTCGTTGATCGAGGGCCGCGACCGCAGCAACACCCCGTGTGCGTTGTCGTTTGCTGAAACGGTCATCGGGGGCGCCCGCGTTGACCGGTTCAACTTCCAAGACTTCTTCACCGTCTCGACGTCGGTCTACTCGCTCTACGTCGACTACCACCTCATGACTAGCTCCGCCGACCTGTGCAACGCCGCGTTGGCACTCATCGGGCACAAGCCGACGATTCTCAGCGTGGAACCGTCCGACGGGTCGCCGGAAGCCGACGCCTGCGCGAGGTTCTTCGGGCTGCAACTCCGGTCGGCGCTGGCGAAACACTCTTGGGCGTTCGCCACGAAGCGCGCGACGTTGACGGCGTTGACGTTCTCGGACCCCCCGACCAGCGGCGATTTGCTCATCAAGCACCCGACGTGGGCGTATGCCTACCCGCTCCCGGCTGACATGCTGAGCCTGCAGATGGTGCTTCCCCCAGGGGTGGTGGACGAGAAATACGCATACGACCAGTCGACGTACGCCGTCGAGCGCCCCCCGGTAAGTTCGGCCGCGTACTCGCAATACCTCTACTCGCGGAACCCGTGCGAGACGATCGTCTACACGACGGCGGGCGTGTCGCTGCAGGCGCTGACGCCCAACTTCGTTGATGGGCTCATCCACTTGCTGGCGTCCTACCTCGCCTCGGTGCTCATCACCGGGCCGCAGGCTGCGACGATGGCGCGCGAACTCCGGCGCGACGCCGAAATGTTCTTCATGCAGGCGCGCACCCAGGACGCGAGGCAGCGGCAAGTCATCTCCGAGGATGGGGACCGCGGCTATGCCTCGGTGCGCAACGGGACGACCAGCTTTGGAAAGTACGGGAGCATCTGATGCCTAGCACGCGGAAGTACCAGCGGACGTTCGTAGGCGGCGAGGTCACGCCTGAGCTGGCGGTGCTCGACAACGCCAAGCGCGAGAACGGGGCGCGGCGCATCCGCAACGCACTGCCGCAGCCAGGGGGCAGCGTCCGCAGCCGCCCAGGGACGGAGTTCCGCGGCTACGCGAAGGGCGCGGCGATGCTTGTCCCGTTCAGCTACGGGGACACCTACAACGGGGCTATCGAGTTCGGCGGCAACTACGCGCGATTCTGGCTCGACGGGGGGCTTGTCGGCATCAGCCCAACGCCGCCCGCGTTCAAGGCAACCATTTCGACCAACGGGTTCACCCCGATTGGCGGCGGCACCGGGGTGCAGTACACGCGCCTTACGTTTGGCGCACCGCATGGGTACACCGAGGGCCAACGGGTGTACGTGACAAGCGCCACCGATTCGCTGTTCACCTACGGGGACGAGTCCGACGGGGCATTGGTCACCAACAAGAAACTGCCTTACGGGTTCACCGCGTACGTCCGCCTCGGCAGCGCCACAGAAATGTTCTTGTCGTTCACCCCAACCGGGCCGCGGCTGCGGTTTCTGTGGGCTGGGGCGGTGCCGATCACGACGTTCATCAAGATTTCGACGCAGTACACCCCGGGGCAGATGGTGGACAGCGGGGGAAACCTCTACTCGTGCAAAGTGACGACCCCGGCAGGGGCCACGGCGTCCACGACGGCGCCCCCGGACGCGGCGACGTGGCACGTGCTTGACCCGCTGGTGTACGAAATCTACACCCCGTTCACGCTGGCGCAGGCGAAGACGATGGATTGGGCGTTGATCGCCAACGCGCTGGTGCTCACGGTGCCAGACGTCGGGAACTACACGTTGAAGCGCATCACCTTCAACGAATGGCGGCTGGAGACCCTGGCGTCCATGGTGGCGCCGCTACCCGCGCCGACGGGGCTCTCGGTGGAAACGCTGTACGGGGACGCGCAAGGGTGGTTTGCGCGCGGCGACACCGAGTCCGGGAGGGCCATGCTCCTGTCGAGCGCCACCGGGGGGCACGGGCTCATCGCTGGCGACTGGCTGCAGGTGCTCACGCGCAGCGGGGAAGCGCTGGAGGCCCCGGGCGTAGCCGTTGGCGACTTCTTGCTCGTTGAGCGCGTGCGCGACTTGACGTCGCTGTTCTTGCGAAAGACGAGCGTCACCGGGGCGCTACAGGCGACGGTGCGCGCCACCACCAGCGGCACGTCTACGCAGCTGTTCTCGACGACGCGCAAGGCTCCCTCCACGCCGTTGACGCGATACTACGTTACGACGCTGTTCCCGACGCCCCAGGGCGACTACCGCGAGGGGGCGCTCGTCGCCTCCGGGGAAGTGCAGAACGACTTGACGGTGCTGGGCAACAAGAACCGCTTGACGTGGGAGCCGGTGCTCGGGGTGGCCGGGTACCGCATCTACAAGAGCGTGTTCGGCCGGTTTGGGCGGATCGGGGAACGGCTGGCGTACGAAAGCACCACGTTTGAAGATGACGGGTCCACCGCGGTGGACTTCTCCGTTACGCCCCCGAGGTTTGATACGGCCACCGTTGCGTCCCCTGCTCGCGGGGTGTCGTTCATCGAACAGCGGCTTGCGCTCATCGGGATGGCTTCCGCCCCCGACTCGCTGCTGATGTCCCGTCCCGGGAAGTTCGACGACTTCATCTTCCACGACGACGTGGAGAAGACCGACCGCATCGTGGCCCCGCTGGCAGGAAAAGAGAACGACGTGCTGGAGTACGCGATCTCGTTGCAGCAACTGCTCATCATCACGCGCCAGGGCGAGATTCGCGTTACGCCGCAGAACGACGACGCGCTGACGCCCGAGTCGGTCTCGGTTCGCCCGCAGTCCTACGTCGGGTGCGCGCGAGTCCGCCCGGTGGTCGCCGGGAACCGCGCGTTGTTCGTCGGGTACGGGAACAACCACGTGCACGAAGTGTCCTGGGCGGGCTCCGCGGAGTACCAAGCCATCGACGCCTCGGTATACGCCGCGCACTTGTTCGACAACCAGCCGCTGGTGCAGATGGCGTACGTCAAGACGCCGAACCCGTGCGTTTTCGCGGTGCGCTCCGACGGGCGGCTAATGTCGATGCTCTACATGCCCGAGCAGTCGATCAACCCGTGGGCGCTGCACGAGACCCCAGGAGGCAAGTTCTTGTCGGTGGCCCCGGTGCGCGAAGGGAACGAGTCGGTGGTGTGGTGCGTGGTCGAACGGGTCATCCAGGGCGTTACCAAGTACTGCGTCGAGCGGCTGGCCCCGTCGCGGACGCTGGCCACCCGGGCGGACAGCGCGTTCCTCGACAGTCACTCGGTCTACAACGGGTGGCGGACGTCGCCGATCTCCATCACCGCGGGCCCCGGGGGTGTTGGCGGCGGCGCAACCGCGACGGCAGTGTCGGTAACCGACCTGTGGCCCATCAGCCTCACCGGGCGGCAGCTGCACGTACGTATCCCTACCGGGGGCATCGCCAAGTTCAAGATCCTCTCCAACACCATCAACGCCCTGGCGCTGGAGATGGAAAACAACGGGTTCACGGTGCTTGGCACCACCACGACGAGTTGGGGCATCACCGCAACGTCGCTCTCGGGGCTGCCGCAGCTGGCCGAGACGGTGGCAACCTACGTGGCCGACGGGGTGGTGGGCACCGTGATCGTCGCGGCCGACGGGACGGCGACATTGCCGAAGCCGGCGGTGCAGGTCTGCATCGGGCGCCCCTACAACTGCCTCATCGAGACGCTGCCCATCATGGTGCCCAACGCGGAAGGCTTCGCCGCCGGGCGCACGAAGAACTCGCGGCAGGTCACCGTCGGGCTCTTCGGTTCCGCCGGCTTCAAGCTGGGCCCCCCGGGCGGGCCCTACACGTCGATTGACGACCGCGGCGGGCTGCTCACTGCGCAAGTCGAGAAGACCTTGCACGGGACGTGGGAGGCCGACGGGGTGTTCGAGCTGCTGCAGGACCAGCCGTTGCCCATGGTGGTCTCGGGGTATGCTGTGGAAGTTGAGGTTGGAGGCTGACCATGCTTGACGAACCGAACATCACCGACCTGGACTACCCGCCCGGGGGCGACTACCCCCCGACGCCGCTGGACGACCCGCTCCCGGAAACCGTCGTCCCGGTTGACTTCGAGCCGGCGACGTCCCCGGTGTTCACGCCTCCGGCTGCGTCCGACGGGGGCTCGTTCCTCGGGATCCCGGCGAGTGACTGGCGAGAGTTCGGTGTCGGGCTGCAGTTCGGCGCCGGGCTCACGGCGGCAGTGTCGGCGTACTACGGGGCCGAGGCGCGCAAGAGCGAACTCGGGTCGCGGGCGCTCGACGCGGACTTCGCGGCGCTGATGTCCGACCTCAACTCGCGCGCCGCCGAGTTCCAGATCGGCGTTTCGCGCGTGGAACGCGACCTGGACGCAGCGCGCGTGACCGAGGAATACGGGGACCAGATGGCGGGGGAGATCACCAGCGCCGGGGCGCGTGGCGTCACCATCGGGCAGGGCTCGGCCGCGGAAGTTGCGCAGTCGGTGAACCGCGCTCGCGCTCGTGACCTCTACGCGATCAACATCCGCGGTGTGCGCGAAGAGAACCGGCTGCGTCGGGAAGCAATCAACCTGCAGATCCAAGGGCGGATGGCGCGCGTCTCGGCGCGCAACCTCCGGCGCACCGCGGGCTCGGTCTCCCCGTTCGGCGAAGCCGCCGGCACGGTGCTCGGCGCTCTCGGTGGGCTGGCGCGCAGCTACGGGAGGGGGTTCTAGTGAGCAATTCGAACCTGGGCCCCATGCCGGGCGGCTTCGACGCTCCCGGGGTGGTTCCCTTTCAGGATCAGAGTTCACGCGGCACCGGGGCCGTCGCGGAAGGGCTCGGCCGCGCCGGGCTTGGCATCACCATCGCGGCCGATGAGCTGCAAGCGCAGTTCGACCGGGCGCTGACCACCCGCATGGACAACGAGTTCTCGGCCGCGATCGCGGGGGAACTCAACCCGTTCTTGGAGACCCGGAACCTGAACACGTTAGAGGCTGCGCCCGAGGTGCTCCGGCGGCTGGAGAAGGTTCGCGAGAGCATCGGGTCGCGGCTCACCAACGACCGCCAGCGCGCAGCGTTCAACGCGGTGGCGGCGCAGCGGATGATCGACGTTGGCAACGTCGTTTCGAAGCACCGGGCCGCGGAGCAGCGCGAGTTCGCGATCGACGAGGACGACAAGGCGCGCGTGTTGGCCATGGGGCAGTTCATGCTCGCGCGGAAGACCGGGGACATGGCGCTAGCGAAGGACCACTTCGACTCCGCGGTGGCCAAGGCCCACACCACCGCCGACGCAATGCAGCTGCCGCTGGGCAGCGCTCAACGGAAACTCATGGTCCGCGACACCACGAGCAGCATGCACCTAGGCGCGCTGCAAGCGTATGCCGACGCGAAAGACGTGAAGGGGTTCGCGGAGTACGCGGCAACGGTGGACCCGCAGCAGCTGGCCCCCGAAGCGGCAGACATGGTGTCGAAGCTGCAGGCGACGTTGGCGGACGACGACAAGGCGCTGCGCCTGGAGCGAGAACTTGCTGCGCTGCCCTACGCGCAGCGGCAGTCGAAACTCGACGCGCTCTTCGACGGGGGAAAGATCAGCGCAGACCTGTACAAGCGCACGCGCGAAGGCGTCGACAGGGCCTACCAGCGCGAGCAAGTTGTCGACGCTGCCGAGCGCCGGCGGCTCACGGACGCCTACACGGTGTTCTTGGACAACAACAGGGCCGCGGCGGCCGAGGGGCGCGCGGGGCTGCTTGGCTTCGACGGGCTCCCGGCGTCGATGCGCGAGGAGTTGAAGTCGCGCGGCATGGCCGTCGCTGCCGAGCGCTACGCCGAGTCGGGGCGGTTCGTGACCACCGCCGACGGGGACAAGTTGCTGCGCATGTTCGTAGAGATGGCGCAGCGTGAGCCCGGGGAGATCCGCAAGACCCCGTTCGCCACGATTCGAAACTCGCTGCGCCCGGTGCTCAGCGACGAAGACCTGGGCGAAGTCGAGCGCATGTGGAACGTGCTGCAGCGGCCGGATACCAAAGCGCCGTTTCGTTTCAGCGTCCGCACGCAGCAGGACGAGATTGGGCGCATGGTGGAGCAGTTTGCCCCCCGCCCCGCCGACTACGCCAAGCTCTCGGACGCGGAGAAGCAAGCGCAGATCGAACGGGAGCAGCTGGTGCGCGACCGGATGCAGGAAGCCGTTGACGCGGTCCAGCCGAAGAACGAGACGGAAGCGTTTGCGGCGCTGGGCGCTTGGGTGGACAAGGAGCGACTGCGGGTAGCCCGCCCGGCGGGCTCCACTGGTGCGTTCACCCCGTTGGCGACAATGCCGCAGAACGGGGCGCCGCTGGAGTTCCAGGTGCAGACGGAGCAGGGCCCCACCCTGGTGCGCACCGACCGAATCTCCACGGAGGAAATTGGCCGCGTGCGCCAGGAGTGGGCGATTTCACGCGACAAAGCCGCGCAGGCAGGGGACCAAGCCGGAGTCGCCCGCTACACCATGTTGCTCGGGACGAACGACCCCGTGGAGATGGCTTCCGCGGTCGGGCGCTTGCGCGTGGCGGCCCGCCGGGCGCAGCCCCGAGCGGGCGTCGCACGGGCGCAAGCGCAGCCTCCGGCCGCAGTGTCTCGCGAGACCCGCATTGCAACCGCCGCGCAAGAGATGGACGCGGCGTGGGCGCAGGAAGTTCAGCGTCGCGGCGGGCGAGACACCTCCGCGTGGCAGCGCTGGTGGTGGGAGGGCGCCGAGGCCGCCCGGCGCGAGAACGCCGCGCGGTGGCCAGATGACCCCATGTTCAGCTACGACCGGTGGCACGGGTGGGCGGATCGGCGCGAAGACTCCATCCGCCGCATGCAGGAGCGGGGCGCATCTGCCGCGGGTGGTATCCTCGACGAGCAGCGCCGCGCGGCGCAAGAACTGAACGCCATCCGCAATGAGTGACTTCGCTTCGCTTCCCCCCGGGACGCTCTACGACCTCGATCAACAAGCCCAAGCCCGCCAAGCCGAGGCGGCTCGCGTGCAGTTCCAGGCCGCGGTGCAGCTAGACCCGGAGCTGTTCGCGCGGCAGCGCAACCTCGCCGAGCGGATGGGGCTCCCGACGGACACCGTCGAGCGAAATGCCGAGTTCGTGCAGCGGCTGGAGCGCGAGGAGCAGCTGCGCACCGCCTCGGCCGCCGCAGCCTTCCCGGCGCTGGCCACCAACCTGCAGCGCTTCGAGTTCGCGGCCCTCGCGCAAGACGACCTCGACGCACTGCAGCGCACCGAGGGTGTGTACGACTGGATCTCCCGCAACTTCACCACCGGGTCGCGGATCACCGAGGCGGGAAGCATCAACGCGCGCATCGCCGCTGGGTGGGCCAACACCGGGGACATCGAGCGCTTGCGCCAGATCAATCGTTCGCTGCGGTACCAGCCGCAGAACGAGAGCTTGCTCGCCCGGATGGTCGGGGGATCGCTGGAGATGGTCGGGCAATACGCTTCGGCGCTCCCCACGGCGTTCGCTGCGGCGGGCGCGGCGGCGGGCGCGGCAGTCCTGGCCGGGCCCCTAGCTCCCGTGACGGTGCCCACCGCCGCCTCGGCCGGGTTCTTCTCGACGCTGTTCGCGCAGTCGGCATGGTCGGAAGGCGGGGCGCTCTTCGATGACTTGGTGCAGGCCGGGTACGACCCGGAGAACGCGCGAGTGGCGGCAGCCGCAGGCGGCATCGTCATCGGGGCGCTCGACGCCGTGGGCCTGAAGATCACCGCGGCCCCGGCCAAGGGCCTGATGCGGAAAGTGCTCACGAACCGGCTGGCTTCTGTGGTGCAGCGCGGTGCCACCGATACCGCGTGGTGGAGGTTCGTCGGGTCGTATGGCGCTGGCGTGCTCGGCGAGGCGACCACCGAGGTTGCTCAGGAGCTGGTGGCTGTCACGGCGGAGGATCTGCTGCGTTCCTACACTCGCCCGGAGATCACGTCGAAGTGGTCTACGGTCGAAGGGCGCGCGGAAATCTCGGACCGCGTATGGGACGTGTTCGGGAAGACCGTTGAGTCGATGATCTTGCTGGGGCTCCCACTGCCGGCGGCTCGGCTGGCGATGGACTTGCGCCGCGAGGCCGACGTGCAGGTGCAGACGAAGGTTCTGCAGGGGATCTCGCAAGGCGCCGTCGACCCGAAGCTCGCGGAGCGCGCGCCCGATCTGATGCAGCAGTTCGTGCGCGACGCGGCCGGGGCGTCGGTGCCGGAGCTGTTCATCGATGCGCAAGCCTTCTCGCAGGTGGTGTTGCAGGCCGAGAAAGCGCGCATCGACGCCGGGGAGTTGAGTGCCAGCGTCGAAGGGTCGCTGCGCTCGATCATGCCGGCCACGGTGGACTCGATCGCCGAGGCCGCGGTGCGCGGCGGCGACGTGGTCATCCCGACCGAGAAGTTCACGCGGCTAGGTGACAAGCTTCGCGAGGCGCTGCTGCCGCATCTGCGCGTGCGTGAAGACTTGCCGAGCGCGGCCGAAGTCGAGAAGGCCGCGAAGCTGGCGCCGGCGCTGGAGGCCGGCGCGAAGAAGGCCCGCGACCAAGCCCGCGCGGATGCCGTCGAGTTCCGCGAGCAGCTGCAGGAAGTGCGCAAAGCGTTCCAGGCCGAGGCGATCGCGGCGCGAGAACCGGGCGAGCGGGCCCGTATCGCGTCCTACCTGTACTCGCTGTTCGTCGGGCGGATGGCGCGCGAGGAAGGCATTGCGCCCAGGGACTGGCACAGCGCCCGCGGGGCGCGGGTGGTGTTCGAGCCCGAGGGCGCGGCGCA